AGAGTTAGAAGTAATGCTACGATCTAAAGGTGTTAAGGGTGTATATGATAAAGCCCTTGATGGTGACTACCAAGCATCTAAATGGTTAGCCGATAGAGGCTGGTCTGAGAAACCTGTACGCAAACGTGGTGCTCCTACCAGAGCTGACGTAGTTGCTGAAGCTCGTAAAGAAGCTAAGGTTATAGGACGTATCGATTCTCATTGGGAACGAATGAATAATAAAGAGCGTTAATATGTCTAGAGAATCTAAAGAGTTAGAAGAACGCCATAATGCAATGCGTAAAGCAGCTGAAGATGACCTCCTTTATTTTGCTGAATTAGTTAGCCCACTTCGTGTGTATGGTGACATACATAAGGAAGTATTCAAGTGGTTAAGCTCTGAAGATTCAACAACGAACCAATTGCTATTACTAGCACGTGGTCATCAGAAGTCACATTGTATGGCTGTATGGTGTGCTTGGTGGTTAACCAAACATCCAGAAACAACTATACTTTATATCTCAGCAACAGCTGAGTTAGCTGAGCAACAGCTTGTGGCTATAAAGAATATACTAGAGTCAGATGCCTATAAAGACTTCTGGCCTGATATGATTGACCCAGACGAAGGACGTCGTGCTAAGTGGTCAGCTACTAAGATCTGTGTAGATCATCCAGCTCGTAAGCTTGAAGGTGTTCGAGATCCTACTGTACGTACAGCAGGTCTTACTACTAACACCACAGGTCTTCATGCTGATGTAGTTATCGGGGATGACGTAGTCGTACCTGACAATGCATATACAGAAGAAGGAAGAAAGAAAGTAGCATCAGCTATGTCACAGATATCTTCTATTAAGAATGCTGGTGGCTTAGTTAAGTGCTGTGGCACTACCTATCATCCTAAGGACATCTACTCTGTTTGGAAAGAACAGAAGATGTATCTAGTAACAGATGATGGAGAGATAACAGGTGAGAAGAATCTATGGGACATCCTCGAACGTCCTGTAGAGAAAAACGGAGTCTTCATATGGCCACGTACTCACCGCTCTGATGGAAAGGCTTTTGGATTTAACCATCAGATTCTCTTACAGATAAAAGCAGAGTACATAGACAGAGTGCAGTTCCATGCACAGTATTACCTAGACCCTAATGATCCGGAATCGGAAAGAATAAGCAGAGGTAGTTTCCAATACTACAATCCTAAGTTTATTCAAAAGGTTGGTGGTACATGGGCTTATAATAATAAACCATTAAATGTCTACGCTCACATTGACTTTGCATTCTCATTAAGCAAAGGGGCTGACTTCACAGCCATTGTTGTTATTGGTATTGATGCTGATGGTCAGATCTATGTATTAGATATTGATCGTTTCAAGACTGACAAGATCAGTGAATACTTTGAGCATGTACTGCAACTGTATACCCGTTGGGAATTCCGTAAGCTTCGTGCTGAGGTTACAGTTGCACAGCAAGTAATCGTAAGAGATTTGAAGGATCGCTTTACCAAGGAAGGTCTTTCTTTATCCATAGATGACCATAGACCTAACAGGTACATGGGCGCTAAGGAAGAACGTATAGCCGCTGTATTAGAACCACGTTATGATAACAAAGCGGTATGGCACTACAAGGGTGGTTACATCCCAATGCTAGAAGAAGAACTAGTATTAGCTAGACCACCACACGATGATATCAAGGATGCCTTAGCAGGTGCAGTAGAGATTGCAGTACCTCCTAAGTCACGTAGAGAACGTCGTCCTAAATCATCTAATGTAATATCACACCCACGTTTTGGTGGCTACGGTACAAGATAGGAAATACTATGACAGGTTCAGTATATGAAACCACAGAAGAGTTCGCACCAGAAGCACAGGCAGAGATTGTATCTAACCTGTGGAACCAGTGGAACTCTGCAAGACAGTCTTGGATAAGTGAGAAGAAAGAGTTACGCAATTACCTATTTGCTACTGACACTACTAAGACTACCAACAGTATGTTGCACTGGAAGAATAGTACAACACTGCCTAAGCTCACACAGATTCGAGATAACCTACACTCCAACTATATAGCAGCTGCATTTCCAAATGACAACTGGCTTAAGTGGGAAGGTTATAGTATAGATGCTGAAGTTGCACAGAAGAAGAATGCTATTACTTCTTACATGCGTAACAAGACTCGTGAAGATAACTTCATGGAAGTTGTTTCTCAGTTGCTTCTAGACTACATCGATTATGGTAATGCTTTCTGTGATGTTAAGTTTGTTCAAGAGTTTAAGAATGATCCAGAGACTGGTGAAGCAATTCCTCAGTACATCGGTCCTCGTGCTACTCGTATACATCCATTTAACATTGTGTTCAATCCTTTAGCTGAAGACTTCTATAAGTCTCCTAAGATAGTTCGTCAACTTAAAAACATGGGCGAGTTAAAGAAAGATGCTGAGGATCAACCACAGAACGCTGGATTACAAAAGGCAGTTAAGATAGCAGAAGCTATGCGCTCTAAAGCTATTACTGGTGGTTCTTCTAAAGAAGAAACAGATATGTTCGAAGGCTTAACAATGGATGGCTTTGGTTCATATAGTGAGTACCTACGTTCAGGTATGGTGGAGATACTAGAGTTCGAAGGTGATATCTTTGATACTGAAACTGGTAAGCTTCTACGTAACCGTAAAGTTCTTGTAGCTGATCGTATGACTGTTCTTCTTAATGAAGAGATCCCAGACTGGTTAGGTTCTACCAAGTTCCATGTAGGTTGGAGAACTCGTCCAGATAACGCATGGGCTATGGGTCCGCTAGATAACTTAGTAGGTATGCAATACCGTATAGATCATCTAGAGAATCTTAAAGCTGATATGTTTGACTTGATTGCAGCTCCTCCATTACTAATACGTGGTGAGGTTGAAGAGTTTAACTGGGGTCCTTACGAAGAGATTCATGTTGACGAAGGTGGTGATGTTACACTGCTTAACGTTAACGCTCAAGCATTGAATGCAGATATGCAGATTGCTATGCTTGAACAAAGAATGGAAGAGTATGCAGGTGCGCCTAAACAAGCCATGGGTATCCGTACTCCGGGTGAGAAGACTGCCTTTGAAGTACAACAACTTCAGAACGCAGCAGGTCGTATCTTCCAAGTTAAGATTAATAACTTTGAACTCAACCTATTAGAGCCATTGCTTAACGCGATGTTACAAGTGGCTCGACGTAACATGGATCTAGTAGATACTATCCGTGTTATGGATGATGATATCGGTGTAGTAAGTTTTATGAACGTTACTAAAGAAGATATCACAGCAGCTGGTAAGTTACGCCCTATTGGGTCTCGTCACTTCTCAGCTCAAGCACAACTAATGCAGAACTTATTACAACTCTTCAACAGCTCAGTAGGTCAACTAATACTACCTAATGTGAGTACTAAAGAGTTAACTAAGCTAGTTGAAGAAGCACTTCAATTAGAGAAGTTCCAGTTATTCAGTGACAACGCACAACTGTTTGAACAGGCTGAACGTGAGAGACTTGCTTCACAAATACAAGAGCAACTCGCAGTAGAACAGCAACAACCAGCGAGCTTATAATATATGGATACTAGATGGACTTCACACCTAGCAAAAGATCCAGTCAAGAAAGAAGAACTAGCTAACGCTATTAAAGGTTCTAAGATTGCACTGGATCGTTTGGTAGAGATCTTGACAAAAGATCTACAAACTTCTCAACGAGAGCAAAGAAAGATTGACCACTATTCAAGTCCCAATTGGGAACTTATGCAAGTTGATTGCAATGCTACTCAGAGAATCCTTGATAAAATAATTAACCTATGTAAGGTTTAATCGGAGTACAACAATGACTGACCAGTCAGATATTCTATTAGGTGCTGAAGCTGCACCACAGCAACAAGCACAAACAGTACCAACCAACACACCAGTTGAGAGTACAGTAACTCATGATCCTATTAAGGAGAAGCTTGCTTCTATCCGTAATGAAGAAGGGTTACAAAAATATGCATCAGTCGAAGACGCACTTACAGGTGCTGCTCATGCTCAAGAGTTTATTCAGATTCTTAAAGCTGAGAAGCAAGCTGCACTAGAACAACTAGAAGCAGAACGTAAGGCTCGTGAAGATGCTGCAAATCAATTAGCCTCTACTAAAGTCGAACAGCCACCAGCAGTTCAAGGCCTTGGTAAAGAAGATGTTTACTCGGCTATGGAAGAGTACGAACGTTCTAAAGTTCGTAAGAGTAACCGGAAATCTGTAGTAGATACTCTGGTTAATCATTGTAATGGTGACGAAGCGAAGGCTGCTGAATTAATCAGCAACCGTTTACGTGACCTAGGTATGACCCGTGAGCAATTAGCTAGCCTATCTGAGAGCTCTCCTAATGCGGTCTATAACCTTTTCAATATTAACGGAAAGAGCACTAAGCCTGCTATGACAGGCAATACTATCAACACAGATGCTATTGAAGCGCATGTTAGCAAGGAAGCCCCTAAGGCTAAACGTATGCCAGTGGGTGCAAGTAATAACCACTTAGTAAATGAGTGGCGCACAGCAGTGGCAGAAACAAATGCAAATCTTGGAATTAACTAAGGACAATAACTATGTCGTCTCAAAATACTACTAATAGTACTGCGTTCATCGAAGCGCAACAGTACTCTCAATTTATCCTACGTAACATGGAATTCGGTATGCTACCGACTACTATGTATCGTAACGTATCTGACTTTGGTAACGGTACTACTCTTAACATCAAAACTGTTGGTGTTGCACAGATTCAAGAAGTCTATGAAGAAACTCCGTTAACTTATAACTCAATTGACACTAGCACTGTTACTCTAACTATCACTGATTATGTTGGTGATGCTTGGTCTGTAACTGATGTACTACGTCAAGACGGTGCTCAGATCGAATCTCTAATGGCTATGCGTGCTTCTGAAGCTACTCGTGCTATTAACGAATACTTCGAAACTCGTTTCCTAGCTACTGCTAATGCTGCACAAACTGCTGCTGATGCAAACAACATTAATGGTTTCGCTCACCGTATTGGTGCAACTGGTGCTAACCAAACTATGGCTGAGAATGATCTTATTGCGATGGGCCTAGCTTTTGATAAAGCTGGTGTACCTCGTCAAGGTCGTGTTGGTCTAGTAGATCCAGTTGTTGCTGCTACTTTCCAGAAGAAAGTTATTCTTAACTCTCAAGTAGATATGAACCCAACTAACCAAGCTCTTATGGAGAATGGTTTTGACAACAATCACCAGTTCGTTATCAGCGTACATGGTTGGAACCTATGGGTTTCTAACTTCCTACCTGATGTTGCTTCTGAGACTGTTGGTGCGGTTACTGTTACTACTGGTAAAGCGAACATCTTTATGTGTATTGCTGATGACCAAACTAAACCTATCATGGTTGCATGGCGTCAAATGCCTAAAGTAGAAGGCGAACGTAATAAAGATCTACAACGTGATGAGTTCATCACAACTGCTCGTTTCGGTATGGGTGCACAACGTGTTGATACACTTGGTGTTATCTTAACTGATGCTACTGCAACTGAATAATAGGAGATATAACTATGTCATTTTATGGTGATACTGGTTTAGGCGTAAACAACTTTTCTGGTCCTCGTACTGCACTTGAAGGTATGGGTGGTCATGTTAAGACTGAAGGCGCTAAAAAACAAATGGTACTAGAATTTGCTGGTACTAACATCAACGATGGTGTTATGGATAGTGTTGTTACACTTCCTGCTAATGCACTTGTTGTTGCAGCGTATGCGGATATTGAAGAAGCAGTTACTATGACTGGTACTACTCCAACTATCCTAATCGGTACTAACGGTTCTGAAGTTACCAATGGTCTAGTAATCTCTGAAGCACAAGCAGAAGCTGCTGGTGTATATGATGTTTCTGGTACTCTTACTGGTACTTGGGCTGCTGGCCTTTTA